GAGGAAGTTTGTTGCCTTACCGTCAGATAAAGTCCAACTAGATGATTCATTTGAAACAGACGTTAAACGTGTACCATCAACATATGCTCGTAGTGTTGTACCATCTCTTTGAAATACTACATGATGCCAAGTGTTATTTGATACGGTTACATCTCCTGAAATATCCCACAGTAATGCCTGACCGTTGTTGGAGTAAAACCTTATTTTTCTAGTAGATGCATTTCTAAAGTCATAAGTAATTAAATGATGTGGGCCGTTAGTTGCATAATCACCCATAACGTGACCATGACCAGTACCTACTTCAGATGTTTTGAAAAAGAACTCAATAGTAAAGTCATCTGATGCACCAATATCGTAGGCAGTGCTATCTGAATGTTGAACTCTATCTGATGTACCACTAAAAAATATACTATTCCCTGCTGTAAAATCTTGTGCAAAAGGAAGGTAGAAACCGTTAGTACCATAGCTACCGCTGTATTTTTTTGGCACCCAAACACCGCCGATGGTTTCACCAAAGCTGGCGGGTGTCAGGGCTGTACCGTCAATGACATTGATTTCAGCCAAATAACCGTCAAAACCGGAACCCCAACTATTGACATATCTTCCGCTGATATAGTGCGGACCCGCTTGATTAAAAGCATAATCTTGATTTGAGATGCTTGAACGGTTATCTGTGGATAAAGCTGCTTCTGAGCCATTTACATAAATTTTTAACCTATCAGCAGCAGCAGCGGCAGTAGCATCAAAAGCAATAACTATGTGATACCAAGCAGATGAGTCTCTGAAAAGTTGAGATGTTTTTGCAAATACTGTTGAATAAGAAGCAAATTGAAAATTATCGGCAGTTATAAAAGCTGTGTACATATAGCTTGCATCGTTTAATGCAGAACGTGATGCAAACAATCCTTGAAATGACGATATATTACCACGTTTGACCCAACTACTCCAAGTCCAAGTCTTGCGGTTGCCAGCAGATGTAGGGGTTCTATTCAAATACGCGCTATCACCATCTTCAAACCGCAAAGACTGGTCAATGGTGTGGGGGTAGAAATTACCACCGGGGTTGTAACCCCAAGGACTTGATCCAAAAGGTCCTGACATAAGCTCTTCCTACGCTAACGCTGCAAAAGCGAGTTGAGGAGTACCTAGTAAAATTTTATCTGTATCCTGAACCATGTACGGCACGACATCAATTGCGTTTGCAGCAGTGGATATGGTTATAGCACCTCCGGGAGCAAAGAACTGGTTACCCGTGGACAAGCCTCGGTTTCCTGAACCGTCTTGAATTAAAATAATAAAACCTGTCTGACCCACGGCTTCCGTAGTCGGATTAACCAGTACCACGGCTCCTGTCATGGTAAGAACAAAGTTTTGATAAGTGTCAAAATCAAGGGTGATGTTGCCTGAATTGGTGGTGTCTACAAAAGTTTTACCTTGTACCGCCTTACCTAGCGTAAGATCTCCGCTCACGGTCAAGTCTGTGATCGACATATTAGTGCTTGCCGCAGGACTTACCGTCTGCTTTGCCATGCCTTGAAAAACAACGTAAAAGTCATCTGTTGTCTCGACATCTCCAGTCATTGTCAGAGTTGTACCTCCGGCGGTATACGCTACCGAAGGCTCTTGGCGCACATTATTGACAAAAACTTCTATCTCGTTTGCGTTTAACACAGCGTTATTAAGAGTAAAGCCACGCTTTGCTGGGCTTCCTGTAACTCCGGTCAAATCTTGATAGCTTACCGCGCTGTAAGCAAATGCTAAAGGATTACCCAGATATGGCATTAGGTGATCTCCATAATTGACAACGCTACATCCGTTGCACCAGTAGCTGTGACTTTTATTATGTCAGTGGTTTCTAAAACAACCTTATTACCGGCTAACATCTCTAACGAGGATCCTGCGGGTATTGGAGCATTTGTTACAAGTTCAACCTCTTGGTTTGCCTCGTTATTAGCTCCCGCACGATTTGCCGTATCTGACGTTAAAGTAACGGTAGCTGTCTGTTGAGTGGTGGTAGTGTTTCCTAGAATAACACCAAGAACTACTGTAGTAGTAGACGACGCTACGGTGTAAATGGTGTCTATTGATGTGACACTAGCCTTTGTTATAACTTTAAATGTGTTTGCCATATCATTATCCTAACGCAATTGCCAAAGCAGTGGCGTCTCCTGACGCTGTGTTGTTGATGAAGGTGGTGCTTGCCGCCATTGTTGAGGTGAAATCAGTCACCGCAGCACTGCCACCCGCACCATCGGCGCGAATTATCCGACTTTCGCCTGTCGCCACGGTTACGTTAGCACCACTTCCTTGAGAAAAGACCACTGACTGATTGGTGTCATTGGTTACAAAGTAGATTTTCTCTGCGTCATTAGGGGCAATCGTTATCGTATGTGTCCCGGAAGGAGATCCGCCACAAACAATTAACTTGTTCATGCCATCTGAAACAGTGCCATCTGTCGTCGTTAAAGAAGAACTTGTGCCCGATAAGCTTAACGTCACGACCCCATTAAGAGCCGTATCAATTATATCGAAGTTCAGGTTAGTAGTATCACCCCAAGTTCCCGATTGTTCGCCAGTAGCGGGTTTTTCAATACCGGTTCTAGTAGTATATGAGCTAGCCATTTATGCGACCTCTTTCCAATTCGCGGATTGACTCGGCACTAGGTCAGTCCATGTTCCTGCACCAGCAGGAGTTAAATCTGTCCAATTTGCCTGTTGATCCGGCGTTATGACGATTTGACTCCAGATAAAGACAATACCAACATTTCCTGTTGCTGACAATCCTGTAACGCCAAAAGCCATATCGTCTACTATCGGAGATCCGATAGCACCCGTAACAGCGTTTCCAGTAAGACTAACAGTTACTGGAATTACAAGAGTAGGTGTTCCAACAGACGTTGTTGCAGAGGTGCCCGTCAAAGTAACGGCAGCAGGGGCTTCTGGCGTAGATGTGCCCGAAGTCGCACTTACTCCTGTTACATCTACAACGGCAGTACCAACAACCTGTTCATCACCAAAAAATATGGTGCCAACCGCGCCGGTAGGACCGACTAAGCTACCGCCTCCGGCTAAAGGGGTGCCAACACCCGTAGTAGCGGCTACTCCCGTTAATACTACGGGTACAGGTTGGCCCCAAGCGCCGTCACCCCACGCGCCTCTACCCCATCCGCCAATATTGGACACAGTTTACTCCGTTAAGCTATTCTAATAATAGCAGTAGAAGCGTCCGCTGTAGGGAATTGAATGGTAAAGGTGCCTGAACTTGAACTCTTATTTGACCCAAAATCAAGCACACAGACCGCTTTATCAGCGTTTGTGTCATTGTAGATTAACGCGCCACGAGCAGTAATTGTTGCTGTAGTAAAGCTTAAATCAGCAAAATCTGTTATAGCAGTTGTTCCAGAGGCTGACGGCGTCACATTTGTTAATGCGCTGCCACCAGAGGCATAAGAACCACTGTTTGCTACCTCACCTGTTGTGGTGAAAGCGGTGGTTGCCGCGCCAAGTGTAGCGGTTGTGCTGGATTTACCCCCACCCCCAATTGCATACAAGGCCAGTTTGAAAGAGTTTCCAGAGCTATTTGTGAAATTATGTGTACCCGTTAGGAGCTCTGTTTTAAATGAGGTACACATTGCTTGAGTGATTGCCATTATAGTCTCCTAATAAAGTCCGCAATGTCGTCGTGACCCGCCTTACGCAAAGTCTGGCATATAGTACCACGCTCCTCACGTTTAGCCAAGTCTATGTAAAAACGTAGCACGTCTTCGACCCTTCCTGCAAACGCTTGCGCCTGATCTTTTATAGCAGGCGGGGCCTCTTCTGACACATAAACTATCTTTTTACGAGCCATTTCAGCTATTTGATCGGACGAAAGGCCGCCCTCATTTGACGTAGTAACGTCAATCGTACCTACATCTATTCCTGTTTGTACACTAATCATTATACGATACTCCCGGCACATCATGTCGCCCAATAAGAACTGGATTATCTAACGGCTCTGGTGGCGTTAAAGTCTCTTTTTCTTCTTCGATATACTCAGATTGAGGAACAATAATCAGATTTCCGTCTTTTATTGTCTGAACAAGAGGATCCTCTAAACGATGGTAGCCGTACAGTTTTTCATTCTCCGGCACGTTAGTGTCCATAAAGCCTGAATTTTGAGCTATCTCTATCTGTATGCCCTTTGAAAGGGCTATAGCGCACCAAAACTCACAACAAGCACGTCCCGCTTCCGCAAAATTTATATTCTGTTTGTAACTGAAGTCTATCCCGTACAGGTGTATTTTAGAGACTTTTTTGCTGTAAATAGCATAGGCTAGGGCGTAAGCCACCGTGTTGTTAAAGTACGCAAAGCCTAACGAGCCAACAACCGCCTTTAAGGGATATAGCTCTATTTCAGGCACTCTTTCATCTAAACAACAAGAATATATAGGACCTTTTTTAGGGGTCTTTAATAAGAATTCTTGCGCTATTCCAGTCTGTTTTCCGGCTTTTATACCATCTAAAAAACGAGAGGCGGGGTCCATCATAAAGGTCTTATCTACATGAAATATGGCCCCTATGCTGTTTATACCCCACACTTCGTCAAAGTTCTGCGAGTTTATGCGCGACATGACGTACTCGGAAAACGAGCCGCCGAACGCCACTATTGCTACATTCATGTCTTCTGAGTCCTCACTAACCCGTCGCGATAAGCTTCGGTATTTTCTACGCCTTCGCCATAATTTTTAAGACGAAGTGCTGCTTCTTCAAACTGCTGCCTATACACCTGAAGGAGATTAGGATCCCCTTTCATAAATATATAAGCCTCAACTAAAGAGCCGTATAAAAGCGCATCTGGTGCGTTTTCCCCAAGCCACGACGTTCCCGTTGCCCCTGTGATAGAAGCGGGTCGGTAGTAATAATGTAATTCAACAGCATAATCCTGATTTGGAGTAGGGGCTATAAGAAAATTACCTACATCAAAAACAGAATAGTAACGCGGCGCACCTGTGGTGGTAGGTGTAGTCCAATAAGTTTGTAAGAAGTTCACGTCCTTTTGTTCTAAAAAAACATGACTTGTGCCGGAGCCGTTGTTGTAAGACAAAGAAAAAGTAGCCAAGTAGTCTGTCGGCTGACTCAAAAACCGGTTACCCGTAGTCATAGCGGCGTTCACGTTTTTACGAAAAACGTCCAGATCCACTACTTTTAAGAGTTTTTCTTCAGCATTCTTTATAAAGTTATCAAGATTATTAACGAAAGTTGTTTCGTCATTCTCAGCATAATCTTGTATAGCTTGTTTCAAAGTTGTTTTTGTGTAGCTCATGGTGTATTCGCCTGTCCGCCCATGCCACTGTGATTAGTGCAGTAATAATACAGGGTTGGGGCCCCCACAGCAACTGTGATTTGAGTGTAAGAAGAAGTGGTTGTTACGCCCGTAGTGTATTGTGACCCGCCGCTATGTGTTCCATCCGAGGTGGTAGACAAACGTAAGGGGTGTCCGGAGTTAGTACCATCTGACTGATCGAAACGATAAGTGTTACCCTCAGTCAAAGTAACCGTGTCCTGTCTAACACCGTCTATGTAATATTTATTAGCACCAAGATAACTTTGTACAGTTACCGCGAACGTCTGATTTATGGTCACTCCTGTTGTAGTCACCGTGCCTACACTTGCTGTTGCGCTAATACCCGTAGGGGTGGCCGTAGACGTCGTTACCGTAGGTAAATCAACTATCACCTGACCAACTTGCGCTGAAGCCTTTATAAACGCCATATTAGGGTCTTCCAAAGGAGGATTACCCACTGAAACAGTAAAAGTTTCGGGCTCTGGTGGGCGGGCGTCTTTTAGAGCTTGAGCGTCAAAGACTTTACGGAAAGGGCCTAATTGCGGTTGTTTTGCCTCAAATTCATCTTTTCCGACAAGTAATCCGTTCCACTCTTTTCGCATGTCACGGTATTTATACCTAAAACCAGATCTATCTGAAATAGCATAAGAGTCTTTTCCAGAGGCAAAACGTGACATTATGTTGTCCTAAAATATTGGAACTGCGGCACAACATTGAAGGATGCTCTATCCCGGTCTTCCGCCATAGCCCTTTCAAACTCTTCTTCATACATTGCTTTTAAGAGTTGCGCTCTATTCGGGGCTCTTTTGATTGATATATAATACGCTAATCCCGCAGCTAAACAAGGATACAGCCTAAACGGAACATCTAAAGTGTTAGTGTACTCGTCCGCGTCATCCATTCTAGTTAATGCATCATATATAAGAACATCCGTGCTGTTCTCTGGAACAGGCCAAACTTTTAAAACGGGCGTGACCTGCCTGTCTAAGAAAAACTGATTAGGTCTACCCGTAGTCGTTTTTGTTGGAATAGTTAGATAATCGTCCCGACTCATCCTAGTTAAGGCAAAATCGGTCCCCTCTCTTCGCACCACAACAGATAGAATATCAATGATGTTTGCACCTAAAGTGTAATCACCCGTACCAGAAGTGACCGCCTGAGTGCTTTGAGCGATAGTCCACTGATTTAAACCCCGATTAGCCCATTCTGCTAACATCAGGTTTAACGATCGTCTAGCGGTCTTTAAGTCATACCCCGTGCGAACTTGAAGCCCGCATCGCTCAAACGCCTCTTCGACGTAATCGGTTACATCTAACTCAAAATTTGTGCTACCAGAAAGGGTCATTTCTTATCTTCCGCATACAGGTTGTCGAAGATCTGATTTACATCCATTGTATAGTCTAAATCCGATTTTGAATAGTGTATATGCTGCGAAGGCAGAAAATCAGGGGGACCGTTCCCTGTTTCAAACCATGCTGGATGCGTAACACGAACACGATTATTAGGCAACGCAACAATATTTCCCGTGTAAGGACCCGCATCTAAAAGTTCTAGAACGTGACTTTGTTTGTGCTGGGCGGGGTCATCCGCTATCTCACTTTCGGTATAATCTACCGTGAAATAGTATTTAGCCGGGAAAAAATCAGGCCCTATCTTAGCAAGCCACGGGCAAGGATGAGCTCTATCTAAACGATAAACTGCGTGTGTATGGGACATACAGTCCCAAGGTTGCGCCAAGTGGACAGGCATAGGTTCGGGCCATTCATCAAAAGGAGTGTCGCCCACAAGAGCCGTAATAGGCATTCTAGCCCACATTGCTCCCCCGTGGACGTTGGGATCATCCGTCCCATCTGTCTCGCAGCCGGTGAATATCATCTGAAAGCTCAGACACCGGCTAGGCATTGTGGTAACGGCAATCGCCATAGCATGAAGAAACTCGCCGTGATATTTCAAATGATTACAGGTGTATTCCCTTCGCACCCAACATTTGAAATGCGGTATATTACTCTGAAGATAAGACAAATTACTTTACCTTACCGCCCTTTGAGTAACCTTTTTTCTTCATGCCAACAGCGCCGCCTTTAGCATAACCTTTTTTCTTCATCATGCCGCCGCCAGCCATTTTCTGGACCTTACCGCCTTTAGCGTAGCCCTTCTTTTTCATGCCAACCGCGCCGCCTTTAGCCATGCCTTTAGACCGCATGTTTCCGCCAACAAGATCTGCTGAATATTCTTCCATAGTCATAAATTCTTTTGCCATTTTAAGCTCCTATGCTTGACTTACAGAACCTTTGGTTCTCTTTCTACGATTAGCCATAACTGCCCCGCAACCTCGTGCTACTGCCGTTCCCGGAACAGACCTACCGTTAAAAGGACGTTTTGGAGTGGTTGCGCCACCCCTGCTCATCTTCCTAACTTTTGCAGCTTTTGTATTAGGAACAACAGTTTTTCCTTTAGAGCCTGCCCGCTTCTTTTTACGAGCCGTTGTAGCTCGTTCGCTTTTCGACAAGCTATTAGCTTTAGATCTAGGCAAGCAACGATCAGGGTTACTCTTATCTTTTGAAGTACCACATTTACCTTTGATAGAGCCATCTGATCCAATTCTAACCCAATCCTGTTTTACCCATTCCTTTAACTGACCCATTACTTTCCCTTTGATTTCTTAGCGTAATTGGGGTCTTTACAATATTTTGAGGCTGCCATGTTTGCATACGCTGACGGGTATGTGTCAAATGTGCGTTGAGCCCACGCCTTCCCCTTGGGACAGATCTTACCACCACTTTTCACCTTACCCCCTTTTTTCATGCGTACAACACTACTTTTACGAGTTGGACAGGCTCCTGCCCCTAAATTAACCGCGCTAGTCATGTTAAACCTCACTTATCTCTTATAAACAGCGTTATTTTCAAAGCTACGCCCTGTAAACTCTTCCCACATAGGTTTCAGCATGACATGTAACTCATCTATTTTTTTACTGTTTTGGTCTGTTTGCACAGACATAACAGCGATGTTCTTGTCTACGTCAATCAGAGTAGACGATATCCAAGTAACTCCCGTCACGCATATGCCCACTAAAGCTACAAAAAGCGTTCCCGCTATGAACTGCTGACCTAACATTTCCATCTCCTACGAGTGGCGCAAATACGTTTTTTAGGCGTCTTTTTGCAACTTATGTTATGCATTTTCATTTGGCCTTCTGATCTACTGCAATAAGAAGAACGGCGTTTAGCCGCAGCACTTCCCTTCTTTACCTTGCCCGTAACAGCCGTCTTTAACTTTGAACCGGGGTTTGCGCGTTTGTATGCCGCAACACCAGCTTTAGTCATTCCCGCCCCTTTTTCCGTAGGGCGGAAATTTTTCTTGTTTTTCTTCGGCATTGTAGCTTTACGAGGAGCCATAACCTACCTCAATTAAAGAATACCGTTATCGCCGTAAGATTAGTTGCGGCTGATATATAAATATCGTCCACACGAATACCGTTTGACGGGATGTTCACCGAATGCGTTGTAGATGCGTTGAAATCAAGATCAAGAACGGTGGCCCCGCCACTACCATTAGTGATAGTAAGACGGGGTGTACCTGCCGCTGTTTTCAACTGTATCTGACGAATTCGTGCAGGCCCTACAGCAAGCGAGCCAGTTGCAGTCACCCGTTTTGATCTTACATCAGAGTCAGACATTGCAGCCTCCTGTTAGGCTGTTGGTGAGTCGGATGAAATACCGAAGAACTTCAGTGATAGCTGGCCGCCAGCACCGGCTGTTCCAGAAATAACAACCTCTACTTCATCCGCAGTCTCGGTTGCCGCAGTAGTTGTTCCGCCAGACATGCCCAAAACACCGTTACAAGGGAAAAAGCCCTTAAAACCAGCAGAGTTAATAGCCAGAGAAACACCGTCTACGAAACCGTCTGGAT